CTTCGGCAACCGGGTACAGCTCCGCATCTTCGGCAACCGGGGACAGCTCCGCATCTTCGGCAACCGGGTACAGCTCCGCATCTTCGGCAACCGGGGACAGCTCCGCATCTTCGGCAACCGGGGACAGGTCCGCATCTTCGGCAACCGGGGACAGGTCCGCATCTTCGGCAACCGGGGACAGGTCCGCATCTTCGGCAACCGGGTACAGGTCCGCATCTTCGGCAACCGGGTACAGCTCCGCATCTTCGGCAACCGGGGACAGCTCCGCATCTTCGGCAACCGGGTACAGCTCCGCATCTTCGGCAACCGGGGACAGCTCCGCATCTTCGGCAACCGGGGAGGCAAGCTCTGCGGTATGCACTGGTCTTTATTCAAAAGCTATGGCCGGGAAGTACGGTTGCATTGCCTTGGCATGGTGGAACGAGAAAGAAGAGCGTTGCGAAATGCGTTGCGCCGAGACTGGATGCGGGGACGGGTCTGACGGGAAGTTGAAAGCAGAAACATGGTACCGCCTTGACGACAACGGAGAATTTGTAGAGATGGAGGCGCTGTCGTGATGAACATTGAAATCAAAAACTTTCGCGGGGTGTCTCGCGCCGCCTTTAATCTGTCGCGCGTGATCCTGATCGGGGGCGAAAATGCGGCCGGCAAGTCGAGCGTGACGGCTGCAACAGCTGCCGCGTTGACCGGAAACCCGCTGCCGATTCGGGGCGTTAAAAAATCCGAGGCGGGCTGCATGGTTCGCAGCGGCACGGCTGACGGATCGGTCACGCTGGAAACGGACGCCGGAAAAACGGAAATTGCATGGCCGAAAGCGCAGGTTAAGACGACCGGGGAGCCGCCGCAGGCGTCGGAATACGCCGCCGGGTTGTCGTGCGTTTTGAAGCTGGACGCAAAAAAGCGGGCGCAGGCGTTGTCTGATTATCTGCAGGCCGAACCGACGCGGGCGGACTTCGACCAGGCGCTGCAACCGCTGGAGCTGCCTGCAAAGCAGATGGACGGCTTGTGGGACACGATAGTCGGCCGGGGTTGGGACGGTGCCGCGCAACAGGTCAAAGAAAAGGGCGCGACCTTGAAGGGAGCCTGGGAACAGATCACCGGCGAGCGCTACGGCAGCAAGAAGGCCGACAACTATATCAGCGACGGTTGGGGGCCTGACCTGGACGGGGTGAGTCTGGAGACCCTGGAGGCGGATCTGGCTGACGCCCGGCAGGTTCTGGAGGGGTGCATTGCATCCGAGGCCGTGGACGACGCGCGCTGCGAGGATCTGGAACGGCAGGTTGCCGGAATTGTCGGCATCAAAGAACAGATCGAGGTTTTAACCGATGAACTGCAGCAAGCCGCTGACGCCCACACGGAAAGATACCGGGTCGCTGAGAAGCTACCACGACCGGAACCGGTACCGGTTGTCTGCCCGCATTGCGGTGGGGCGCTGTCGGTTTCCGACGGCCAGGTTGCCCCGGCGCGACCGGTCGATGAAAAAGAAAACGCGAAACGACAGCAGGCGCTGGACGCGGCCCGCGAGGAGCTGGACGGACTGGCCGAAACTGCTGACGGGATCGAGCGCAAACTGAACGACGCCCGCGCCGAGCTGAAAGCCGCCGAAAAAGCCGCGCGCGAGCTGGACGAATTAAACAACCGCCCGGAGGCGGTAGGAGATATTGATGCGGCACGAACATCGGTTCAGCAGGCGGAAGCCAGGCTGCGGGCCTGGAAACAGAAAACCGAGGCGGACGGCAAGCACCGGGCGATTTGCCTGAACGCCGAAATCTTGGCGCGCCTGGCACCGGGCGGCATCCGGCAACAGAAACTGGCGGACGCCCTGGGCACGGCAAACGCGGGATTGCTGGAGCTGTCGAAGGTTTCCGGTTTCGGCCTGGCTGCGATCGATGGCGGCCTGGGCGCGAGCCTGAACGGCACACCCTACGGACTGCTGTGCAAATCGGAGCGCTGGCGGGTGCGCGTGCTGCTGCAAATCTGGATGGCGCAAGCGGACAACAGCGCCGCCGTGATTATCGATGGGGCGGACATTGTGGTCAACCGGCCGCTGCGCAACGGGCTTTTTAATCTGCTGCGCAAGGTCGACCTGCCTGCTTTGGTCACAATGGCGCTGCCGGGGGAAGCGCGGGAGAATCGTAAGCTGTTTCCGGACCTGAAGAAAGCGAAACGCGGGGTGAGCTACTGGATTGAAAACAATGAGCTGGTGGAGGTCGGCAAATGAAAGCCCTGTCGATACAGCAGCCTTGGGCTTGGTTAATTGTCCACGGCTATAAAGATATAGAGAACCGCAAACGGAAAACCAATATCCGCGGAGAGATTAAGATCCACGCTGGCAAGACGTTTGACCGAGATGGTTATGAATACGTCAAGCGGGCTTTTCCAAATATCGAAATGCCAAAGCCGGAAGAATTTAGCAAAGGTGGGATTGTCGGCAGAGCAAAGATTGTTGATTGCGTGAATGACAGCGATTCTCCCTGGTTCTTTGGCCCGATTGGTTTCGTCATATCTGAAGCAAAGCCAGAGTTTTTTGTCCCGTATCGTGGGCAGCTTGGATTTTTTACAGTCAATAAATAAGGAGGTTTGAGCATGGCAACCACAGAGACAAGAAACCTGATGGTCAAATTGACCGAGGACGAAATCAAAGACTATTCCAAGACGTTGGCCGAGGAAACGCAATCCGTTAACAGCCTGGAGAACGAAAAGAAAAGCGTCACGGCTGAATATACCAGCAAGATTACCAGGCATAAGGCGAATATCAGCGACCTGGCCCGGAAAATCACGACCGGCGAGGAACTGCGGGAGGTCGGCTGCCGATGGGAATACTTCTGGGAGGACGGCGTTAAGGAGCTGATCCGGACCGACACCGGGCGGCCTATCGATAAGCAGTCGATCAAGGATTATGAGCGGCAGCCGGAGTTGCCGGTCGCGGACGAGGACCAGGAGCAGGAACAAGACCCGGCCGACCCGGCCGAAAAAACTGCGGGCGAGGAAATCTTTTAACCCATGCCCGACCGCATGAAACAAAAGGTCGTCCCGCCAGAGTTTTGCCGCACTTACTGCTGCGCCTGGCGGGGCGGCCGCTGCCTGCAGATTACTGCAGGCCCTGGAAAGTGTTTGTGGACAGAGGACCAAATGCGACGAGTTAAGCGAGGCGAAAAAATATGAAAGTTGTCGAGAGAACAAACATCCAGAACGACATACATATAAGCCAGCGCCGAACAGAAGGGGAACAGGCTTTGTGGGTTGAGGTGGTGAAGCAGGCTGTTAGGGATCTGCATGTTCCAGCCAAAAGGCAACGGGACGCCGTGAGCAGGATTGAAAAGGCCTATACGTTTTTTACGAGCAGGGCCTTCAGGGAAGACCGGGAGATGGTCCTGCAGTTTGCGGGAATGGAGGCGGGTCCATTCGTGGAGCGGTTGCGGCCCAAGCTGCGCGAGGTTGAAACATTCCTGGGGGCGTTGCGCGGGGCGGCTGTATGAGGATAAGACGCGAAGAAATCGGAAACGCGGTGCTGTATTGCGGCGACAGCTACGAGGTTGCGCAGCTGCTGATTGACGAGGGGCAAGTGTTTGACGGTTTGATCTGCGACCCGCCTTATAGCAGCGGCGGGCAGTTCCGGGGCGATCGGATGCAGAAAACCAGCACGAAGTATCAGAACACAGAGCGGGCCGGGCTTTATGCCGAATTTACCGGCGACAACCGGGACCAGCGCAGTCAGCTTGTGTGGGTCATGCTGTGGCTGTCGAAATGCTACCAGCTTCTGCGCGAGGGCGCGCCGGTCGGGCTGTTTACGGACTGGCGACAGCTGCCGATAATCAGCGATGCGTTGCAGTGCGCCGGGTTTGTCTGGCGCGGGATTGCGGTTTGGGACAAGGGCAACAGCCGCCCGGTCAAAGGCCGTTACCGGAGCCAATGCGAATATCTGGTGTGGGGATCACGCGGGGCCATGGCAAGCGAGGGCGAGTGCCTGCCGGGTTGCTGGCAAGTGCCGATTGTTGGTGCGAAAAAACAGCATATCGCGGCAAAACCGGTGTTGCTGATGGGGCACATTAACAAAATCGTGCCGCCTGGCGGCGTTATCTTCGACCCGTTTATGGGATCCGGATCAACCGGAGTCGCGGCCGTGCAGGATAAACGGCGCTTTGTCGGGGTGGAGTTGCTGGACGTCCATTTCGAAACGGCTTGCCGACGGCTGGAGGAGGCGCAGGCGCAGCAGGATCTGTTTACAGGGCCGCCCGTGAAGGAGGCAAGCAGATGAACATAATCCTGCGAGACTACCAGGCGCGCGACGTTAAAGCACTGCGGTATAAATTCGCGGCAAAACTTAAGGCACCACTTTATGTCTTGAGTACAGGTGGCGGGAAAACGGTTGTTTTTTGCTATATCGCCGACAGCGCAACCAGCAAGGGCAATAACGTTTTGATATTGGTTCACCGGCAGGAACTGCTGCACCAAACAAGCCGGGCGCTGGAGGGGCTGGGCGTGGATCATGGGCTGATAGCGCCGGGGCGCGGCATGACATACGACCGCGCGCAGGTGGCCAGCGTGCAGACACTGGTCCGCCGCCTGAACAAGTTGGCATGGCGGCCGGATCTGATTATCGTTGACGAGGCGCACCACGCGGCGGCCGGCAGCTGGCGCAAGATCATAGATCACTTTGCAGGCGTGCCGATTCTGGGCGTTACCGCGACGCCGCACCGGCTGGACGGGAAGGGGCTGGGCGTTGACGCCGGCGGGCATTTCGACTGTCTGGTCGAGGGGCCGAGCATTAAAGACCTGATCGGCCGGGGCTATCTGTGTCACCCGCGTGTCTACGCGCCGCCGACGGACCTTATCCTGGACGACGTTAAAAAGCGCATGGGCGACTATGCCCGCGACGATCTGGAAAAGGCCGTCGACAAGCCGAAGATTACCGGGTCCGCGGTCGAGCATTATCAGCGGATCTGCCCCGGCAAGCCAGCCATTGCGTTTTGTGTCAGCGTTGCGCATGCCGAGCACGTCGCCGAGGAGTTCAAGCAGGCGGGATTCCGGGCCGCCAGTATCGACGGCAGCATGGACGACAGCACGCGCAAGGGATTGATTAATGCGCTTGCCCGGGGCGGCGTCGATGTGCTGACAAGCTGCGAGATTATCAGCGAGGGCACGGACATTCCGGTTGTCACGGCGGCTATTCTGCTGCGGCCAACGCATAGCTTGACTTTGTACCTGCAGCAGGTCGGCCGGGCGCTGCGGCCTGTTTACCCGGCCGGCGCGGACTTGTCCGGAGATTCCGGACGGCTGGAGGCCATAGCGCGATCGGTCAAGCCTGAGGCGGTTATTTTGGACCACGTCGGAAACTGCCTGCGGCACGGTCTGCCGGACGAGGTGCGCGAATGGCACCTGGACGGCGACCCGAACCAGGGCAAAGGCGGCAGGAAAAAGCAGAAAGAGGACACCGGGCCGCGCATTATGACATGCCCGCAATGCTTCGCAATCCATCCGCCCGCGCCGAAGTGTCCGCAATGCGGGCACGCCTACGCCCCGGACGAGGTCCTGCCGGAAGTGGGCGAGGGCGAGCTGCACGAAGTGGACCCGGCAGAGATTGCCGCGATCAAGGCGGACCGGAGACGACGGCAAGGTCAGGCTAAAACCCTGCAGGAGCTGGAGGAGTTCGGCCGGTCGATGGGGTACAAGCCCGGCTGGGCAAAGCATGTCTACAACAGCAGGCGCAAGCGGCGCGGCGCGCCACGGTTGAATCATGCCTAGGGTTTAACAATTTGTTAAAAAGGAGCTGAAACGATGAGGCTAGAAGATATTACCCCTGCGGACGTTGTTTATATTTCCGGGCCGATGACCGGCCAACCGGATTGCAACCGGCCGCTATTTAACGCGGTGGCGGAACGGTTGCAGGTCAAGGCGCGCTGCAGGGTTTTGAATCCTGCCCGGCATCCTGACGGCCTGGGGGAGTGGGCCGACTACATGCGCTTGGCCCTGGCGGACCTGGCGCGGGCAACAAAGGTTGTGGTGTTGCCCGGCTGGGACAAATCGCGCGGGGCAAGGCTGGAGAACGATATAGCCCGGCGGCTGGGAATCCGGCGTGTGTTTATCAAAATAACCAAAATGGAGGCCGGGCAATGAAGGAAAAATCGCTACAAACCGAGATCCTTAAAGAGCTGGGCGGCCGGTCCAACGTCCGCGTGTTTAGAAATAATGTCGGGGTTGCCTACATGGGGCGGGCGGTAACGATTCGGCAGGCCGGGCCGGTCAGGCTGTTGCCCGGCGACGTCGTTATCCGGAAACCCCGGCGGGTGCGTTTCGGGCTGCATGAGGGAAGCGGGGATCTGATCGGCTGGCGGCGGGTCCTGATAACCCCGGCTATGGTCGGGCTTTGGATTGCGCAATTCTTGAGCGTTGAAATTAAAACGCCGCGCGGGCGGGTATCTGATGCGCAGGCAGCCTGGGCCAATGCTGTGGATGTTTTCGGCGGCTGCGCTGGGGTTGTGCGGTCGGTGGATGAAGCGCGGATGATGGTAGAGCGGCCGGGGGTGTGATGATGGGAATTTTTCAGTTAGCAATGAATTTTCAAGATTTGATTGTCGACAGTTTTGCCGGTGGCGGCGGTGCCAGCGCTGGCATTGAGGCTGCGCTTGGCCGGCCCGTGGATATTGCCATTAACCATGATCCTGGGGCAATTGCAATGCATATGGTTAACCACCCGCAGACCAAGCATTACTGCGAATCTGTCTGGCAGGTTGATCCAATGGAAGCATGCGGTGGTCGCCCGATTGGTCTGGCATGGTTTAGCCCTGACTGCAAGCACTTCAGTAAAGCAAAAGGCGGAAAGCCGGTCGAAAAAAAGATCCGGGGGCTTGCCTGGGTTGTTCTGCGCTGGGCGGCGTTACCGAAAGGCATCAGACCAAAGGTGATTATGCTGGAAAATGTCGAAGAGTTCAAAACCTGGGGGCCACTCAAAAACGGCAAGCCATGCCCGCAACGAAAAGGGGAAACCTTTGTCCGTTGGAAATCCCAGCTTGAGGCTTTCGGATACACCGTCGAACACCGCGAGTTGAGAGCTTGCGATTATGGCGCGCCGACAATTCGTAAGAGGCTATTTGTCATCTGCCGCTGCGACGGCCGGCCGATTGCCTGGCCGGACCCGACACACGGGCCCGGAACGGGCAAACCATATCGAACCGCTGCAGAGTGCATTGATTGGTCGATATCATGCCCGTCGATATTCGAGCGTAAACGGCCGCTGGCTGAGAATACTCTGCGGAGGATTGCCCGAGGCATCCAGCGTTTTGTTATCGAGAATCCGGAGCCATTCATTGTCAGTTACTACGGTCCTAAGAAAACCGATGATTTTAGAGGGCTGAAACTTTCGGATGCTCTTCCGACGCAGACAACTGAAAATCGCTTTGCTTTGGTGACCCCGTATCTGACGGAGCACGCCAATAGCAGCGGCCAACGCACGTTTTCCGCAGCGGAACCTTTGCGGACTCAATGCGCCCAGATCAAGGGGGGGCACTTTGCCTTGGTGTCAGCGTTCCTTGCCCAGCATAACCTTGGCGCAATAGGGCATGAGGCAACAAAACCGTTATCGACAGTTACCGCTAGGGGCACACAACAACAGATTGTCTCTGTAAACCTTGTTCGCCACTTCGGCCAGAGTGTCGGGAGTTCACCGTTGGATCCTGTCGGAACCATCACGCCGGGAGGCTTTGGGAAAACAGGGATTGTCACAAGCCACCTAATGAAATTGCGCGGAACCTGCAAGGACGGCCAGAAAATAGAGCAGTCAATGCCGACAGTGACCGCAGGGGGGAACCATGTAGCCGAGGTCAGAGCATTCCTTCTTAAGTATTACGGCACAAACATTGGCCTGAATTGCGGCGACCCTCTGCACACCGTGCCAACAAAAGACCGGTTCGGCTTGGTGACTGTCAAGGGTGTCGATTACCAGATTGTCGATATCGGCATGCGTATGCTGACGCCGCGTGAACTCTACTTAGCCCAAGGGTTTCCAGCTGATTACATCATTGATCGTGACTGGCACGGGAAACCCATCACAAAGACCGAACAGGTTAAACGCTGCGGCAACAGTGTGTGCCCTCCGATTGCCGAAGCGATTGTCAGGTCAAATATAGTTGAGCGGCGGGAAAATCAGGAGGTTGCTTAATGGCTCTGACCCGACAACAAAAGGACGTTTTTGGCCTGGCGGTCGAGGTCCTGGAGTGCAACGGCTGCAAGGCCATGGACCATGCGGCGGCAACCAGGGTACAGACCACCGCCAAGCCGGGGCAGCGGCCGGCGGTGGTCTGGGCGGTCGATTATCTGGATTGCCTGCCGAAACCGGAGGATCTACGGGCGCTGGTTATCCGGGCGCATGTGGGCACGGGCAATGAACCATGGACCCGGCAGGAGATTCGCCGCTGTGGCGGTGCCATGCGGGGGTTTTATCGCCGGATCCATGGTGGCGGGCTGTATTTTGAGGGACTGCGCTATTTGCAGTCGCTGGGTTGACCTATGAAATCAAGCGACTTTCAATTCAAGGGTTTTCCCCAGTGCCCGCAAAGCGCGTTCCAAGGTCGGAAGCTTGGTGCCGTGGCGCGGGTCAAGGATGCGCCGGGCTTCGGGTTCTTTTACCCCCATACGGGCGGCAAGCTCAACCTTGCTGATTCCGGCCGCTTTCCACGCTTGGAAAACTTCGACTTTCAGGGCGATTTGTGCGCCTGGCGCAACGGAGTAATCGCCCGGCTTAACGGCGGACGGGGCGGGGATTTCTTCGCCGTCGTCAATAAAGCCGGCCAGGACTTCTTCGAGGCAATCAACGGCTTGCTCCAGGCACTCTTCGACGCTATCGCCTTGGGTGATTGCGTGGGGAATGTCTGGAAAGGTTACGACGAAACCGCCGTCCTCATCGTCTGGGGTCAAAACGATAGGGTAGGTAAATCTGTTCAACATTGTATAGCCTTTCTGGGGCGCTTAGAGCGCCCCCTTGTCAATTTTGAGTTGTCGGAGAATCGCGTGCAGGGTGCCGATTTTAAGTTCCCCTTTCGGAATAATGGTTTTGTTGTTGCCGTAATACAAAGTCAAGTGGCTACCCTTGCCGCGCTTTTCTTCAACCCTTACAGGTGTTTCTGTTTCCTTTCCGAGTGCCTTGATTTTTTTAATCAGTTCGTCTCGCTTCATGGGTACATTATCGAACAAAAATGTTCGAAAGTCAATAGAAAATCGAACATTTTTGTTTTTATTTTTCGAGGATAAAAGATGATTGATTTTGACGGAATAAATAATGCCGCGTTGATGCGCTACCCGTCGTTGCTGGAATGCTGGCTGCCGGGCGGAAAGCTGCGCGGGCGTGAGTACGAATGCAGCGACCTTTCCGGCGGCAGTGGCAAGTCCTGCAAGGTCAATATTAACACCGGCAAGTGGTCTGATTTTGCCGGGTCTGTTTCCGGTAGCGATCCGGTCAGTCTATACGCGGCAATTAACGGCATCGAGCAGGGCGAGGCGGCAAAGCGGCTGGGGGATGAGTTCGCGTTGGCACCGCCGCCGAAGCCACGGCAACAGCCAAAACAGAACCGCCCGAAGTGGTCCGCCATGGCGGCCGCGCCGGAGTCGGCCCCGGATCCTGACTTCCGACACTGGAAGCACGGCAACCCGGCGCAGATCTGGGACTATTTCGACCAGGACGGGCAGCGCGTCGGCTATGTCTGCCGGTTTAACCTGACGACAGCCGACGGCAGACAGAAAAAAGAGGTTTTGCCGATGTGCTGGGCGAAGTCCGACCGAGGGCGGCAGGAATGGCGCTGGCTGTCGTTTCCCAAGCCGCGCCCGCTTTACAACCTGCTGGCGCTGTCAAGGTTTCCAGCTGATAAAAATATCATCGTTGTTGAGGGGGAGAAATGCGTCGATGCGCTGCAGGCGCTGGTCAAAATGCCCGTTATCAGCTGGCCGGGCGGCTCAAAAGCAGTACACCTGGCGGATTGGTCCGCGCTGGCCGGGCGTAAGGTTGTTATTTGGCCGGATTTCGACTCGCAACGCTACGGCGAGAACCACGAAAAGGCAGGGCAACTAATCCCCTATGAAGATCAACCAGGCCGGAAGGCTGCGGTTAAGATTGCCGAAATCCTGACCGGGCACGGCTGCGAGGTTAAAGTTATCGGCTATCAGCTGGAAGAAAAGCCGGACGGCTGGGACTGCGCGGACATGATCGAGGAGCAGCCGGGCATTAAATCAAAGCAGATTATGACATTTTTAAAGCCGCGTATGGAGAACGCACGAGCCGAACAATCACAGCCAGAGCCGCCGGCCGACGACGCGCCACCAATGCCGACCGAGGAACCGCCGACCGGGCCGGAAGAGTATCTGGCACCGGAGGACCTGGAGAACGAAAGCGAAGCGCCAACGCTGACCAGTCCGGGCGTGCCGTTTCAGTGCCTGGGGTATGATCGAGGCAGTTATTATTATCTTTCAAGGAAGACGCAGCAGGTTGTCGAGCTGCGGCCGGAGGGCCACACCGGCAAGTCGTTACTGCAGCTTGCGCCGTTGTCGTGGTGGAATAATCATTATCCGGGCAAGAAAAACGCGGACTGGGACGCGGCAGCCGACGCGCTTATGATGCAATGCAACCAGGCAGGGGTGTTTGATCCGTCGCGGATTCGCGGGCGCGGGGCCTGGGAGGACAACGGCCGGTCGGTTTTGCATACGGGCGGGCATCTTGTCGTTAACGGGACGGTGGCTAGTATAGATGGTTTTGAAAGCCGCTATGTTTACGAGGTGGCGCGAGATCTTGACCAGGAGGTAAGCCGGCGCAAGCTATCGAACGAGGAGGCCAACCAGTTTTTGACGCTGTGTGAATCGCTATCCTGGAGCAAACCGATAAACGCGGCGTTGCTGGCGGGCTGGTGCGTTATTGCGCCGATATGTGGGGCGATGACCTGGCGACCGCATATGTGGTTAACCGGAGCGCGCGGCACCGGCAAGACGTGGGTGCTTGAAAACATCATAAAGCCGGCTGTCGGCGGATCCGCGCTGTCTGTTATGGCGAGCACGACCGAGGCCGGGATCCGGCAAACGCTGGGCAATGATGCGCGACCAGTCGTGTTTGACGAGGCCGAAGGGGAGGATCTGTCCGCACAAAAGAGAGTCCAGGCCGTGTTAGAGCTGGCCCGGCAGGCGTCAAGCGAAAGCGAGGGGGCGATTTATAAAGGCTCCGCTGGCGGGCGGTCTATCGCGTTTCGTATCCGGTCCTGTTTTCTGTTTTCGTCGATCGGCGTTTCGATTACGCAATCGAGTGACGCCAGCCGTGTTTCAATTCTGTCCCTTGCGAAAAACAGCGGCCCGGACAGTTTCGAGCGGTTGCGGAAATCTGTTTTTGAACTACTGACGCCGGAATACTGCGCGGCGTTGCGGGCGCGATCGGTGGCCCTGATTCCGCAGATCCGGAGAAATTACGAAGTATTCCGCCGGGCATGCGGCGAGCATTTCGGCGACCAGCGCACCGGCGACCAGGTCGGGGCGTTAATTGCGGGCTGTTACACTTTGGGGCGTACCGGCGAAGCTACCCTGGACGACGCGCGCGAATGGGTACAGCGTAAAGCAGCGGGCGATGGTTGGGAGGACGTGCAAGACAGTAACGACGAGGGCGACGAAAAACGGTGTCTGGCTGCCATACTGGGGCACGTGGTCAAGATTAAAGACCGGGAAACAACCCTGGGCGAGTTAGTGTTGCGGGCGATCGGCTACGCCGAGACGACAGACCAGCAACGAGCCGCCGAAGAGGTTATCCGTATTTATGGAATACGGTCTGTTACTGGGGTGTCTGGTACGGTCGGCGTCGAAGGGGTGCAGACGGGTTTTATTGTCAGCAATACGGCAGAAAAGATAAAGCAGATACTCAGGAACACACCCTGGGTAAACGGTTGGCGCGGGTTACTGTTACGGCTGCCCTTGGCGGAAAAAACAAACGGAATAACCTTTTCGCCGGGAGTCCGGTCGCGGGGCGTTTTTTTGGATCAATCCGTGTTGGATTGATATTGAAGCCGGGGATTTCCCCGGCTATTTTTTTAACAAAACGGCAAACCCGCCCGCAAGAGAGCCAGAAGCAGCCGAGGAGTAACCGTTTACGTGCTGCTACACGTGGCGGTTTTGTAACTATCTGGAATTGTTAAGCTTTGGCTGTATTTGCAACAGCGTAAAATCTACTGTTGCAAATGTCGCAAGCCACAACTATCTAAAATTATTTGGTTTTTTTCGATTTGCAACAGAATTTGCTACAATCGCAAAATATAGAGGGGCTTTTTTCTGGAACCCACCAGAGTTCAACCCCCGCTCCCCTCAATCGCAAGCGGCGCAGTGATTCATTCACAACCCGGCAGTCGCCAAGTAGCCACCCGGCAGCCACCGAAAAGCACGTTTTGCACGCTTTTTTGTTGCAAAAAATGCATTTGCAACAGCGCCCGTGCGCGCATAACAACTTGAAATTGTTAATAAAAAATGGATTTACAACAGTTGCAACGGTTTTTAGAAATAGATAGATATATAGACACGTATAGCGCGTGATACGCATAGCGCGATGCGTACAATATGTGAGGCGCTCCTATATATATATCTATATTTCTCTAAATATTGTTGTATTGTTGTAAAAGGGGCTGAACACATAATGATTTCAACGACTTAAGCTTGCTACAATTTTTTTTGGATTTACAACGGTTGCAACAGGGGGCGGTTTTCTTTAATGATTCCAGTACGTTAGTCTGTTGCAAATTGGACCGGCCGATTATTTCACAAAATGTTAAAATAATGCTTTGCATGCAGGCGGTCGACGGGGTATCATCCCGGCAAGCTCAAAGATTGTGAGCGGACATCGTTTCTTTTTCTCCCGTACCCGAAAGCCCGACGGTTCCTTTTCCGTTGGGCTTTCTTTTTTCCAACAGAGCAGACCCGAGACCAACGGATTCCAAGCCATGCCGACAAAGCCCGCGCGACCGTGCAAGCGCTGCAGAAAGCCGACCAGGAATAGCAGCGGCTATTGTGACCGGTGCGAGCCGAAGCGCAAACAGGCAGACCGCGACCGCGACAAGCGGCGGGGATCTGCAGCAAGTCGGGGTTATGGCTCACGATGGCAGCGCGCCCGCTCTGCTTTCCTGACAGCTCATCCGCTGTGTGCTGAGTGCCAGCAACGGGGCCGCGTTACCGTGGCGACGGATGTTGACCATATCCGGCCGCACAAGGGCGACCCCGTTTTGTTTTGGGATCGGAATAACTGGCAGGCGTTATGTCATGCGTGCCATTCACGCAAGACCGCGAGCGAGGACGGAGGCTTTGGGAATGACTGAGGGGGGGGGAGGGGCGGTCGAGATCACTGGCGGCAAAAATCGCTAGACCGGGAGGGCAGCCTTTTACTCGCTATGTCAAATTCGGGGAAATTTTTTAGGGCGAATCAATGGCACAGGGACGCAAGAAAAAACCGGACAGCATGAAAGTTGTCCAGGGCACTTTCCGGAGCGATCGGGCAAACCCTGACGCACCGAACCAGGACGGCGACGGGCTGACTGTGCCGGAGTGGCTGCCGGAAGATTGCGTCGCGCATTTCCTGACGATCCGGGATCGGATTAGCGTTTATAACCTGGATTCCGCGAGCTGGACCGAGGCGGCCGCCATGATCGCCATGCGCGTTGCCGAGATAGAGGCTTGCAACGAGATCATCGCCAATGAGGGCCGGACCTATCGGAGCGAAACCGCAACGAAGGGCGGGCAGGTCAAGGTGATGATTAAGGGGCACCCGGCCGTTTCGCAGAGATCCGAAGCCATGCGCCACCTGCAAAGCTTGCTTTCCGAGTTTGGCCTGACCCCGGCGGCAATTAGCAAGGTTTCTGCCAACGGTGGGGGTGGGAACGAAGAAGCGGACCCTTGGGAGAATTTCGGTTAAGAGGCTGACCAATGGCAAAAGAGCGTTACCCGCATGTGAACAAAGCGAACCGATACGCGCGGGGCGTGGTGGCCGGCAAAATCCCGGCTTGCTTGTATGTTATCCAGGCATGCAAGAGGCACCTGAACGACCTGGCCTGCGAGAAAAACGCCGATTTTCCGTACCGCTGGGACAAAGACGCGGCCGAGAAGGTCTGCCAGTTCGCGGAAATGATGCCACACGTCAAGGGCAAGTGGGCCGGCACGCCGCTTGTCCTGCAGCCTTGGCAATGCTTTTTTTTTGCGGTCCCGTTTGGCTGGCTGCGCAAATCCGATAAGCTGCGCCGATTTCGTGAGATTTACGCGGAGATTCCGAGGAAAAACGCGAAATCAACCAAAGGCGCGGTCTTGGGGAATTTCATGTTTGCCGCCGACGGCGAACCTGGCGCGGAGGTTTACAGCGGCGCGACCGGGTTATCGCAGGCGCACGAAGTTTTCCGGCCGGCTTGGCTGATGGCAAAACGCCTGCCGTCGTTTCGGCGGCGTTTTGGCGTCGAGTTAGGCGGCACCGACAAAAACCCCGGCAACATTTACAGCATGAAAACCGGATCCCGGTTTGAGGCCGTCGTCGGAAAGCCTGGCGACGGTGCCAGCGTGCATTGCGGGATCGTTGACGAGTACCACGAGCACCCAAACGATCATCTTTATGATTGTTTCGCAACCGGCATGGGGTCCCGCGAACAGCCGATTTTGGCCGTTATCACGACCGCCGGAACCAATACCGCGTCGCCCTGTTATCACCGGCGGCAGCAGGCGATCAAGGTTTTAAGCGGCGAGATTGTCGACGACCAGCTGTTTACCCTGATTTATACGATCGACCAGGACGACGACTGGACCGACTTTGACGTTTGGAAAAAAGCAAACCCCGGTTTCGGGGTTTCTGTTTTTGAGGACTACCTAAAACGCCAGCACCAGACGGCGATCCGCGACGCCCGCAAGCAAAACATTCTTAAATGTAAGCACTTGAACCTATGGAGCAACGCCGGCGAAGCGTTTTTCAATATGGTTGAGTTTGAGCGCTGCGGCGACTCGCTGCTGGATATTAACGATTTTTACGGCGAGCCGGTATGGGCCGGCCTGGACCTGGCGGCAAAAAAAGACCTGGCGGCCCTGATGCTGCTATTCAAGCGCGGCGATGATTATTTTCTTTTTTCCCGGTACTACTTGCCGGAGGAGGAGGCCAAAGGCGAGGACAGGGCGCATTATGCCGGCTGGGCACACGACGGCTATATCACGTTAACTCCTGGAAGCCGGATTGATTACGGGGTTATTAAGGCGGACATTCTTCAGCTTGCCAAGGATCACGACCTGGCCGGATCTGATAATGGTGGCGGCGAGGTCTGCAACGACCCCTGGAACGCGCAGCAGCTTATAAACGAGCTTGAAACTGAGGATATAGCGACAACCGAAATAAGCCAGACGCCGAGCATGTTGTCCGAGCCAATGAAAGAGCTAGACGCGGTTATCTCTGACGGAAAACTTCACCACGACGCAAACCCGGTCACATATTGGTGTTTTTCGAACGTCATGGCCTACGAGGACAAAAAGGGAAACGTTTTTCCGTTCAAAGAGGACAAGGAAAGCAAAATCGACGGCGCGGTGGCAACGATTAACGCCATGTGTCGGGCCATGGTTGAGGACGGCGGCGGCAGCGTTTACGAACAGCGGGGAGTGCTGACATTTTGAGCGCAAAAAAACAAAAGTTCGACGTTTTCGACCTGCTTATCGTTGCCGGGTTGGCTGTTTTTGCCTGGGGAGTTTACGAGCAGTTCGGTCGCCCTGTTGCACTAATGGTGTCGGGCGGGGTTTTTGCTGTCGTTGGGTTGGCTGCTGCGACAAAAACAACCACCAAAATCCCAACCGGGAGAAATAGGCAATAATGGGCTTTTTCGGCGAAATAATGCGCAGCAACTCAAACCTGAAAAATCCGTCGCGCTGGTTGATTGATTTTTTCGGCGGCGGCAGCGTTTCCGAGTCCGGGGTCGTTGTCGATGCGGACTCTATGCTGTCCGAGTCTGCTGTGTGGTGCGCCTTGTCGTTTCTGGCGTCGAATATTGCCAGCCTGCCGTGCCCGGTTATGAAAACAATCGGCCGCCAGCGGGTAAAGCAGCGCGAACACTACCTGCACCAGCGCCTGAACGTGCAAGCCAACCCGGAAATGGTAGCGATGACCTGGCGGGAAACCTGTATTTTTTATCAGGCCCTATGGGGCACCGCCATTTCGATTATTCAGCGCGACAAAATGGGCCGTGTTGCGGCCCTTTGGCCGGTACACCCTGACCGCGTGAGCAAGGTTAAACGGGTGAACGGCCGGTTAAAATATCGGATCATTTTAGGCGATCCATTGGACGAAAGCGGCGTTTATCAGGAAAAGATTTTTGACCAGTACGACATTTTGCGCGTGCCCGGTTTTGGCAACGGGGTCTTGGGGCTGTCCATGATCGAGCACAGCAAAAACAGTATCGGTTTGCTGTTGGCTATGCGCTCATTTGCCAACCTGTTTTTCAAGAATGGCAGCAACATGGGCGTGATTTTCGAGCACCCCGACAAGCTGGGCGACCAGGCGCATGCGAACCTGACCAAATCCCTGGCAACCGCCTACGCTAGTCTTGGAAAATCGCATAAAGCGATGGTCGCCGAAGAAGGTATGAAGGTTAAGACCGTCGGCGTCAACCCGAACGAAAGCCAGCTGTTAGAGGGCCGCCAGTTTTCTATTTCCGACGTTGCGCGCTGGTTTAATCTGCCGCCGCACGTTTTGAAGGATCTGTCACACTCCAATTATTCAAACATGCAGCAGCAGAGCCTGGAGCTGATCACCTATAGCTTCCGGCCATGGTTTGTAAAGCTGGAACAGAGTTACGAAATGTTTTTACTCCAGCCGCACGAGCGCGGCAAGTATTCGGTGCGACACAATGCAAACGCCTTGTTGCGCGGCGACGAAAAGAGCCGTGGCGAATATTACAAGATGCGGTTTGCAACCGGGTCAATTACTCCGAACCGGATTATGGAACTTGAGGACGAAAACCCCATAGAGGAGCCGTGGGCAGACAAAACTTATCTACAGCTCAACCTTGTCCCGGCCGACCAACTGCAGGAGATCCAGAGCGACGACCAGGGGCAACCGCCGCCGAACGAACCGCCGGAACCGGACAAGAAGGCCCGGCAACGGCGGGCGATTGAAAAGCGAAAAACAGACCAGATTATCAAGGCGCGTGACCGGATAAAAAACCGGTACGCGCCTTTGATTTCCGAGGCGTTGCAGAAAGTTGTCAACCGCGAAACCCTGGCAATCGGTCGACAGGTCGAGAAGATCCAAAAGGACCGGAGCGACCCGGACTTTGAGGATTGGCTGGTTGAGTTTTACCGGGATTTTGTCGGCTACGTCGACAAAAACGTTCGGTCTGTCCTGCTGGCCTATGCCGAGGCGCTACAGGACGTTGTGGCCGAAGAGGTTGCCCTGGAGGATTTCGATTTTGAGGAGATCGAGGAGGACGCGCGGGACTATATCGACGGCTTTGTCCGGCGATATGTCGGGGCATCGCGCGGGCAGCTGCTGAGCTTGAGCCAAGAGAAGGACCTGGAGGCAGTGCAGGAGCGGCTGGACGAGTGGAAAGAAAAACGCGCTGGCAAGGAAACCGACGAAACCACAACCGGTACTATGGGCATGGTGGCGCGGGCGGTCATTCTGGGCGCTGGCTATCGGCTGACCTGGCGCAATCGCGGCGGCGATACCTGCCCGCTGTGCAAACAGCTTGAAGGGCGGACCGTGGCGAAAAAATCACAGGCATTTACTGACGGTGACGAGGAGTTCCAAGACCAGGACGGCAACCCGGTAAAGTTCCGGCGGACTCTTTACCCTGGGTTGCACCGGGGTTGCCGGTGCGTTGTTGTAGCGGAGGGCTGACGATGAAAAACAAAAGGGAAACGCGACATTTTAAGGTCAAGGAGTTCCGGGTCAAGCGATCCGCCGACGGCGCGGCCGAGCTGGAGGGTTATAGCGCTGTCTTTGACAAGCCAAGCGAGAACTTGGGCTGGGGCGATTTCGAGATCCGCGAGTATATCGCGCCGGGAGCTTTCACCAATGTGTTGAAGACCAGCGACTGCCGGGCCGTTTTTAACCATGACCCTAATTTTATCTTGGGGCGCGAATCAGCAAAAACCCTGGAGTTGACCGAGGACGAAACCGGCCTGCGGTCGGTTATTTATTTGCCGGATACGCAGTACGCGCGGGACCTGGCCGTGAGCGTTGAGCGCGGCGACGTTCGGGAGCAGAGCTTTTGCTTTACCGTGATCCGCGATCGATGGGAAGAGGACCAGGAAAACAAGATTGCAACCCGCACCATTTTAGAAATCGGCGAATTGATCGACATAAGCCCGGTGACTTATCCGGCCTATCCGGACACCGACATTGCGAAACGATCTTTTGAAGAGTTCCAAAGGACCGCGACCGGTCCGGAGGACGAGGGCGCGACCGCCCGGCAGAAGCGTTTTGAGTTGAGGAACAAGGAAATGAAATTGCGCAAGTATCTTTGCGCCTAGCTTTTAACAAAATGTTAACCGTGGAGGCTGCAGTATGAAGGCAAAGCTCAAAAGAGCACAAGAAAACCTGGGGAAAACCTGGGAGGCATACCGGGAACACCGCGACAGCCTGCCGGACAACGAAAAGGAATGGACGTCCGAGCAGCGCGAAAAATTCGACACCCTGGACGCCGACATCGACAAAATCGAAGGAGAAATCGACAGCCTGAGGCGGTCCATCAAGGACGCCGAGCGCGAGGAGCGCTTCGCCAGTGTTGACAATGACGACGACCTTGTGCCGCCTCTGGACGGAGGCGAGCAGCGCGGAGGCAACCCTGGCGGGGAACAGGAGGCCCGCACCTTCGAGGCGTTTTTGCGTGGCGGCCCGGGGGCGTTGTCGGCCGAGCAGCGCGACGGCATGGCGGCCAGCGGGGATGTCGGCGGCGGTTTCCTGATTTCCCCGGAGAAATTTGTCAAGGGCCTGCTGAAGAACGTTGACGACCAGGTCGCCATTCGGGGTATGGCAACAAAACACACCCTGAAAAAAGCTGCGTCCCTGGGCGTGGTCAAGCTGGATGATGACGGGGACGACTGGGAATGGACCAGCGAATTGAAGACCGGGGCTGATGACGACGGCCTGAAATTTGGTAAGCGCGAAATGCGCCCGCACCCTATCGCAAAACGAATCAAAGTTTCTGAAACCCTGATTCGTTTGTCCGACCGCAACGTGCAGGGGCTGGTATCCGGCCGCATGGAATACAAGCTGGGCGGGACTATGGAACAGGCTTACATGACCGGCGACGGCCAGAACAAACCCCTGGGCCTGTTTACCGCATCGAAAGACGGTATCAGCACCGCCCGCGATATTGTCGGCAGCAATACCACCACCGCACTAAAGGCCGACACCTTGATCGATACGCAGGGGGGGCTGAAACAGGCGTACCAGGCCAGGGCCAAGTGGCTGTTCCACCGTGACGCAATTACCGGCCTGCGGAAACTGAAAGACGCCAACAACCAATATTTGTGGCAGCCGGGCCTGGCCCACGGCACCCACAATATGATTTTGGGCAAACCCTACACCTTGAGCGAGTGGTGCCCGAACACCTTTGCCGCCGGGAAATATGTCGGCATGTATGGCGATTTTGGTTTTTACTGGATCTTGGATTGCCTGAACATGGCTATCAAGGTCTTGAAAGAGCTTTACGCTGAAACCAATCAGATTGGCTATATCGGCCGTTATGAAGGCGACGGGCAGCCGGTCCTCGAGGAGGCGTTCGCGCGTATCAAGATGGCGTCTTAATCGGTCCCGTTAACTTAGTCCGCTTAGCCAGATACCAACAAGCCCGGACCACTCCGGGCTTTTCTTTTTGGAGGTTGAAAAATGAATTTTACCAAGAATTACGGCCGGCGCGTGGTCGGCGATCCGGTCGCCGCCGGGGCCGCGATTGACCAGAATAGCGACATTATCGACATGGCGGGGTTTGATTCCGTGACTTTTCTTGTGCCGATTACCGATAGCGTCGCAACCGGCGTCGCAACCCTGACCGTTGAGGCAAGCGACGAAAACAGCGACACCGGCATGACGGCAATCAACGGAGCCGTAGCAACCGCAACCAGCGCCGCAGCCGATGACCTGAACGGGCAGTTTTTGGAGGTCGAAGTGCGCCGCCCTGAAAAACGCTACGTGCAGGCGGTGTTGACCTCTGGAACCGCGAATATTGCCTTTGGCAACACCCTTGCCATTCTGGGCGAGCCGCGCACTAAGCCTGTCCCGGCCGACGACAGCCTGGCCGCAACTGCTCTTGTCTGCAACTAACCACATGCCGCCCTGGAAACGGGGCGGCTTTTTGGGGCGGGCTGAACGATGAAAAAACTAATCACCGCGCCGGCGGCCCCGGCCGTATCGCTTGAGTCTGTAAAAGCGCAGATCCGCATGGAATCCAGTTTTACAGCACAAGACGGTATGCTGACCGGTTACATAAATGCGGCGATCGGGCAGGCCGAACACATAACCGGACGCAAGCTGATTTCACAGATCTGGCAGCTATCCATTGCCCCGGTTATGTGTTCGCGTTTTATAGTCCCGCTGCCGTTCGGTCCGGCGCAGAACGTCGAGTCCGTAACCTGGACCAACGAGGACGGCGACGCGGAAGCGATCGACGCGGCAGAATATGAGCTTGTCCAGTTATCGGACGACTTGTCGGCGGTCCGCTTTGCCGATGGTTTCGAGTTTTCCGACGGAGGCTACCACACCAACCCTCTGTCAATAACCTTTGTCACTGGATACGGCGACAGTTCGGACGACATACCGGCAGAGATTCGGCTGGCGTTGCTGCTGGCGGTATCCCATTACTACACAAACGGCCTGCCGACATTGCCCGAGGACGTGGAAACGGCGCTTTATGCGTTGCTGAGAGGCTACCGACTGCGGAGGCCATGGGATGAATAAAACCGACCCGGCAAAATTCAACAAATGGATTTCGATTGTTGACGATTCCGAGACGATCGGCGACGGCGGCACAATCGAGAAAACCGAGACGACAGACTGGGAGGGCTGGGCCGCGATCTGGCCCGCGTCGGCAAAGGAGGCGCGCGAGAACATGCGCGAGGGCCTGACCGTGACGCATACGGTCCGCATGTATTACCGGGACGGCATCGACGCGACCATGCGCGTTTTGTTCGGCAATCGGTCCTTTGACATTGTGAGCATTATCAACCCGGAGGAGGCGGACGTTTACTTGGATCTTGTCTGCGCCGAGATCCTGTGAGCGGGTTTGACTTGGAATGGAACGAGGCGGGGGTGACCGCCGAGGTTGTTGGGGAATGCCGCGAGGCGGTCCGCGAAGGAGCCGAGGTTGTCGCCGATGATGCGCGGGGGTTGTGCCCGGAGGGCACCGGAGAACTGAAACAGACCATCGAAGTCAAGGAGTTTGAGCGGCCCGACGCGATTGGGGCCTATGTCAAGGCGGGCGGCGATAAGCTGGGGCACATTGCCCGTTTTGTCGAACTGGGCACCCCCGGCACGACCTACAAGTCCGGCAGCAAAAAAGGGGAAAGCAGGCAGCCGATTAAGGCGCAGCCATACATGCGGCCAGCGCTGAAAAAGAACAAGCCGGAAATCCTTGCAAAATTCAAAAACCGGATGAAGAAATAGCGGGGAAGTGCCCGGATGATCGAGTTTTTTAACGCGCTTTATGCGCTATTCATAGCAACCGAGGACGACGCCCACAACGATTTTTATAACGCGGTCGAGGGGCGCTTTTCCTACGGCGAAACACTGCCGCGAGGGCCGAAACCCTACGCGGTCTTTTTTGGCGTGTCCTGCCTGCCGGCGGACACCTTCACCGAAAATCTGGACGACCTGAGCTTTCAGGTTAACTGCTACGCCAAGCAGCACTACCGCGAGGCAGGGCAGGTTGTCCGCAAGTGCCGGGACCTGTTCGACGGGGCAACCGTCACGGTTAACGGTTACGAGATCCGGATCCGGCGAGATATGGAAACGCCGCCATGGCGCGACGGCGAACTGTGGTGCGCGTCCATCGAATTTAACGCACTTATCCAAGGAGCATAAAACATGGGCGACAACACACCCGACTATCAACTCGGCAATAAAGCTAAGGCCACCATTGGCACAACTCGTATCAAAGGCCTCAACAGCCTGACCATCCCGGGCATAGAGCGCAACACTGTGGACGTCGAGGAGTTCGAGCAGGACTTTGATTTTACGGTCCCGACGTCAGCGAAATGGACCGAAGGAAGCATGGCCGGCAATTATGTGCGCAAAGACACCACCGGCCAGCGCGCGCTGCGGACCAAGCTATTCGACAATGAGGGCCTGGCAAACCTGCGCCTGTACGAAGATGAAGACGATTTCTGGGCACCGGACCTCGCCAACAACGAGGACAGCGTGATTTTCGTCAAAAGCATCCCCGGTCCCGAGATCACCAAGTCCGGACTGACGGCATTCAGCGCCACTTTGCTGGTGCAAGGTCTGCTGGCGCTGTTCACCGCTCATAACGAGGGCGGAACTAATCTTGCGTTTGTTGCCGGGACCGGCAGCGGCGACACGATCACCGACAGCGAGAGTGGTTTTATTGCCGCTGGGTTTGAGGTCGGGCAAACGGTCCTCATCGAGGGGAGCAGCAGTAACGATACGGTGGCCGCGCTGGTAACAAACGTCGAGGCTGGGACTCTGACCCTGTCGACCGACACTTCGACCGACGGCCTGCTGACGGCCGAAGTGGGCGTTGCCGCTACCGTGATCCACGGTGGGGCGTTGTAAAAAGCACAAGAAGCGACATTGAAAGCTAACCCCATGGGGTCGTTTTGCGGCCCCTTTTTGTTTTCCAGGAGCATGCGATGAAACTGCAAAAAATGACTTCCGGCTGGTTTGAATTGCCGAACGACGAGGACGGCGCAGCGTTTGAGATCAAGCATTTGCGGTCCGGGGAGATTTCCAAAATTACCGACGCGACCAACAAACGGCGCTTTGAGTTCCGCAAGGGAGCGGACGGCGAATTGGAGCCGGTTCCCATACTGGAAACCGACGCCGCCGGAGAGCGTGAGCGCGTGATTGTCGCTGCCGTTATCGGCTGGCGGGGGATCTGCGACCAGGACGGCGAGCCGCTGGAATGCACCGAAGAAAACAAGCTGCGCCTGTGTCGCGAGCTGGGCGAGACCGACTTTTCCGCTGTCGTGCTGTTTGTGCAGGATTGCCGCCGCAAGCTGGCCGAAGCGATCAAGGCGGATGCGGAGGAAACGGAAAAAAACTAATTCGGTGGGCGTCCTGGCTGTCCGGAGTGGACCGCCTGGACTGCGCCACCTGTCGCTACACCTGGGCAGAGTTTGGCGGGGAACCGCCGTGCGCGACCTGCCGCCCACCCATGACCGCCGATGTTGAAACAGCGATCGGCGTTTATTGTCAATGCGCCGCTGTGCTGCCGGTTCCGTTGCTGGAAGCCGTGAGCATGGCGGGCATTGACCAGCCCGACGAAATCGAGGACATCGTGCGCGACGTGCAGCTGTTGGCCGCCGAAGTCGAGCGCGTAAAAGCCAAGGACCGAGAAAAGAGGATGGCGAAAAAATGAGACTTGGAACCGCCGACGTTCTGGTCCGGGCAAAAACAGGCCAATACAAGAAGGATCTGAAAACCGCCGAAACGCGCACGCAGCGGTTCGGCAAGCGGGCCGTTGCCAGTATTAAGCCTGTGGTCGGCGCGTTTGCGTCGCTGGCCGGGGTTGCGGGCGTGGCCGGACTGACTGTGGCAATAACCAGGACCGGCGCGCGGTTTGAGTCTGAAATGGCGACCGTGCGTGGGGTTATGCGGGCGAGCGAGGGCGATTTTCAGGCCCTGTCCGCAGCCGCAAAGCTGGCCGGAGAAACGACCGAGTGGAGCGCGACGCAGAGCGCCGAGGCCCTTAATTATATGGGCATGGCTGGGTACAGTGCACAGCAGGCAATCGCGGCATTGCCTGCTGTGCTGAATCTGGCGACTGCCGCCGGTATGGACCTAGGCCGGGCGTCCGATATTGTGACCGATTCGCTCACCGCCATGGGCATGGGCGTGCAGGACCTGGAACGCTTCAACGACGTGCTTGTTGGCACCATTACCCGCAGCAATACCAATATCGAAATGATGGGCGAATCGCTCAAATACGCCGCGCCCATCGCCTCCCAGCTCGGCTACGAGATCGAGCCATTGGCCGCCATGATCGGCACCCTGGCCAATGCGGGCATCAAAGCCAGCGACGCCGGCACCGATCTGCGCCAGGCCATGGTCAAGAACAAGAAGGCCGCCGAAGAACTAGATACCGCCGAAACCGATCTGATCGGCACCCTGCGGGCCGCCCGCGCGGCCGGTTGGGGCGTTAACGAAATTACCGAAAAATACGGCCTGATCGCCAGTAAATCGGTGTTGGTGCTGATGAGCCAGCTTGACGCCTACGATCAGCTGGAAAGACAGCTGCACGATGTGGCCGGCGAAACCGACAAGCTGGCCAAGACCAAGCTCGACACCTTGACGGGCGATTTCAAAACTTTGAAATCCGCCATCGAGGCGGTAGGCATTGAGGCCTACGAAAGTATCAAGGGCGATCTGCGCGGGGGCGTGCAAGATCTGACCGAGTACGTCCGTGAACACAAACAGGATATTGTCGAGTTTGCCGAGAGCGCCAACGAACTGGCGGGCAACCTGGCGACAATCGGGGAGCACGCAGCAACGTTGTTTGCCAATACCCTTCGCGGCTGGAACAGCCTTCCGACCGTGGTTCAGGAGATCGGCATTGTCGGCGCGATTTTCGGCGGGGCAGAGGGACGGCTTGCCCTCCTGGCTGTTATAGAGCTGGCCGGTCTTGCGCGGCAGCACATTGACGATCTTATTGTTTCGGGCGGCGGCATTCAGCAAGCGTTTACGCCGGGGCCGATGGCGACGGAGCTTGAAGCGGCCGAAGCCAAGCTGGTCGAACTCAATCGGCTGAAAGCCGAATTTCTGGACGCCGGAGGCTATACGCGGAAACAACTTGGCGGCATGGCCTACCTGGAGCGGATTCAGGATCAAATCGACGATCATATCGACCTGATTGACGACTTGAAGGAAAAGCAGGCTGAGCTGGCAGCGGTCAAGCCGCCCACCGCACCGTTGCCTGTCGTATCGCCTCCAACGGGCGACGGTGCGCCGGAGACGGGCTCTGCCGACGAAATCGCCAAGGCCTACCTGTCCGCCTACTCCCAGCTCGACACGATCAATCAGGCCACCTATGACGCCATGTTGGCGCGGTACAAGGCCGAGCGGGACGCGTTTGTTGAAACGACCGGCGACAAACAGACCGCCTATGCGCTCTATGCGCAAAAGGTCGAAGCTCTTAACGAGCGGATGGCCCCGCCGGAGACGACCGACGAAATCGCCGAGCAGATCAAGGCACTGCAACAACAAGCCGAAATGTTCGGCTTGTCGGCCAAAGCAGCGGGGCTGCATCGTCTGGAACTGGAGGGCGCAACCCCTGGACAGCTGGAACAGGCGCGGACGATCTATAAAACTATCGACGCACTGAAGGCGCAAGCCGAAGCGGAGCAGGAGACCGAGAATCTCCGGGCCGAGGGTGCGGACGTAACCGCCAGTATGCGCACCGAGGCTGAACGGTTGGCGGACGAACTGGAACGCTTAAAAGAGCTTTACGACGCCGGTGCAATCAGCGCGGAAACTTACAACCGGGCCGTTGAGGCCGCAAAAAGCAAACTTTCCGACGCGGGCGAGGAAGACGATTACTGGTCCAACTACCTCGACAGCATGGAAGACCGGCTGCTCAATTTTGACGAACTGGCCGGCAACACCTTGGATAACCTGGCCAGCCGATTCGGCTCGTTTTTCGAGTCCGCCATTTTCGATAGTGAAAATTTGGGCGACGCTTTTGCCTCCATGGCCGAGGGAATGGCGCGATCCATGGTCGGCGCTATTGGCGAGATGATCGCGCAGTGGTTGGTTTACCAGGCCGTCAGGGCTGTTGTTGGCAAAACGGCTGCGGCAGGAGGGGCTGCGGCTATGGCGACCAACGCTCAAGCAGGGGTCATGATGGCCGGGATCAATGCTTACTCCTCCACTGCGGCCATTCCTATCGTTGGTCCTGCATTGGCCCCTGCGGCCATGGCTGCTGCCTTGGCCGCCACGGAACCCATGGCCGCCACTGTAGCGGCGCTTTCAACGGCCGCCGTCGGCATGGCCCATGAGGGCATCGACTCCGTGCCGAAGTCGGGCACCTGGCTGCTGGAGCAGGGCGAGCGCGTCACCACCGCCGAAACATCGGCCAAGCTGGATCGGACCTTGAACAACGTCCAATCCAGTCTATCCGGCGCGGGAAATTCTGCCGGCGGCGCAGCAGCGGCAAGCCCGATGAACGTCAACGTCTACGAGGCCGCCGGAACCAGCGCCACGGTGCGACAATCCAACGACGGCCAGAGCCTGGACGTGATCATTGAGCAGGTCGAACAGACCATTACGGGCCGCATGGACCGGGGCACCGGGGTTGCCGGATACTTCGACCGGCGGTATGGGAGGCGGATCTAATGGAAGCATGGCCGTCGAGTTTGCCGCAAAGCGTGCTGGTCGATTACGAGATTGAGCCTCGATGCGGGTTGACCGACGAAAAAGAGACGCGCAACTCCGAGCGGAACCGCACTTATCCCGAGCGGGACGCCACGTTTCAAATGGTCATGACCGCCGCGCAGGTGCAGACATTCCGCTCATGGTGGGACGGAACCCTGAACCAGTGCGCCCCGTTCACCGCGCCGTGGCTGGAGGGTCTGGGGTACAGCTTTCATTTCCTGCGATTTCGCGAAGATCCCTCATGGTCGAACATGGGCGTCGGGTATTGGACCGTTACCCTGCCGGTTGAGATCATCGCCGGGGTGGAAACGACCGCCGAGGGCGATCCGGTTGTCTATGTGCCCGAGGAAGCCGAGGGTGCGCCCTATCTCTGCTTGTCGTTTGACGGGGACGATTACGTGTCTATCCCCAATATTCCCGATTATGATTTTGGCGCCAATCAGGATTTTTCCTATGTTGTCGTTTTTCAAACCGACGACACCACGCGTTGCGATTTGCTAGAAAACGGGAATGGAAGCCTGGAAACTGACGGGCGATGGTCGTGCCTCTATATTTACGACTCTTGTTTTAAAGCGTCAATCGATGACGGCACGAACGCGGTCTGGGCGGGCTCTGGTTGTGTTGTCAATGATGGGAGCACCCATGTCGGGATAGCCACGTATGACCGGGACGGAAACTGCCTTGTATATGTGGATGGCGACCTAAAAGCCACTTGGGACATAAGCTCGGTAGGGGATATTACGAATTCGAATTATGGGGTTTCTCTGGGGCGTCGTTCCGGCGGGAAACCGGAGGATTGGTTTGAGGGGAAACTATTTTTTATAGGGATTTACAACCGAGTTTTAACACCTTCGGAGGTTGCCTCGTTTGATCGTGAAAACCCGCCAACCAGCGGTCTTATCGGGAGGTTTGATGTTAGCGATAGTTCTGGTACAACCTTGACGGATAGTTCCGGCAACGACAACGACGGCACCATTGTCGGCGCGACCTGGGAGGAAGCGTAAATGCAAACCTGGCCCACAACCCTGCCCGGCCCGCTCCGGAAAATAACGGGCCATCCGGGCAGCAACATGACCCGCCAAAAATGGCAGAGCGGTCGCTCCGAGGTGCGCCGGTTCGGGGCTGGCGCGCCTGACCGCGTGCCGGTGCAGTTTCGGCTGCTCAACGAAGATGCGGCGACGTTCGAGCATTTCTTCGATCGGCAGGCGAACCTGGGCGTCAATTGGTTTTCCGCGCCGTGGCTGGCGACGCTGGGCTATCCCTCGCACGCGGCGAAGATTGTCGGACATCCGAAACGCAAGGGGGTTTCCGGCCGCTGGTCGGATTATTCGGTAACCCTGTTGGTCCAGGAGGCCGCCTATGTGCCTGACGACACGTTCTGGTCGTCCGCCGGGCCGGGCGCGGGTAGCGGCAGCGGCGAGGAAACGGTCGAGGGGTTGGTGGTGGCGTCGGGGACCAGCGGAACCGGCGTCCTCGTAACAGAGTTACCGGCCGGTCTTTATGCGACCAAAGTGGTGTGCCTACGTGTCGCCGCAGTCGCTTGCGCCCTAAAAGCCGATGGCACCCTGCGGTTGTGGGGCGATGCGGATTATATCACCTCTTACTTGTCAGGCTTGGCATCCTTGGGCGGCATAGTCGATATTGCCGCCACCAACGGTGGGGTACTTTACCTGACATCCGCAGGTGTTGTCGGGGGTGTTGGATATCAGTGGTCTGGAGAATTGAGTCCGCCAGCCTTGACCGGGGTCACTGCCATAGACTCCGACAACGTCCAATGGGGTTGGGCGCTTAAAGAGGACGGGACAATCGTATCATGGGGCGAGAATGATGATACGTTTATCAGCAACCCCCCGTACGCCCTTGTGAATGGACATTGCTATGCGATGGGTGCCTTGGATGCGGACGGAAATTTGGTCATAGCGCCTCCTTGCACGGACTATCTGAAGAACCTCCCTACGTTCTCAACCGACATCGCTACTGTTGCGCTGTGCCAAAACGGTGGCCTGGCGCAATTAACCGATGGGTCGTGGCAGGGGTGGGGTCACGACAATTACACGCCCTCCTGGAACGGAGAAACATATTACCCCCCCGCCGGGTTGGTCGCTACGGATTTAAGAGTTGGCTACAGATTCGCTCTGGGGCTGCATACAGACGGCACCCTGGTAGGGTGGGGACCGTATAATTACACCCCTTCCTCGAGCCTGAAATTTCATAGTTTCGCCCATCCTAGCGATTGGTCGTGTGTCGGAATTCTGATGGAGGACTAAATGAAATACGCACAAATTAACTTCGATACCCTGCAAATGTCCGGCAAAGTCCAAAATCTGCCGACCCGCTGGACCACGCCCGAGGGCGTGACGATCAACAATTTCAACCAGCTCCCCCGCGCCGCCCTCTACGGCCTGGGCTGGGTGCCGGTCATTTACGAGACGATCAGCAACCCCGAAACGCATAAACATTCCCTCGCGCCGGTCTACGACGAGGATAACAAACAGTTCGTGTTTCCGGCCGTGGCCCGCGATATCGACCTGCTCAAAACCGAGTCCTGCGCCGCGATTGACCAGGCGGCCAGCGACGCCAGCGCCCGTTACATTACGGTCGGTGCCGGGCAGGAAGCCCGCTATCTGCTCAAACAGCAGCAAGCCCTCCTCTGCCAGACGATACTGGCGGACGAAGGCGACCCGACCAAACAGTGCCCGATGATCGTCCAGGAGGCGGCGGCGACCGGACAGACCGTGGAGCAGACCGCGCAAACTATTGTCGATCAAGCCGCCGCCTGGCTGGCCGTGGCCGCGCAGATCGAGGCGGCCCGCATAGGCGGCAAGCAGGCCGTTCAGACGGCCACGGATAACGTGGCCGTCATCATTGAACGCGACGCGGCCCTTGCCGAACTGGAGGCGATATGAGACGGCAGGAAAGGTCTTATTCGGTACGGATTCACGAGCCGCCGGGGATGGAAGTGCAAATAAAGCAATCTGACAATCAGAACGTGAGGGTGATCGTGGGCCGACAGGCTACGAGACGCAGAGCAATCGACCGACTGCAAATCATGATGTGGGCGAGCTTCGCCGTGTCCGCCCTGGCGGCCCTGTCGCTTTGGTGGTGATCCATGGACATGTCCGACGCCATTAAAGAGGCCTACGCCTACGCCGATCCGACCGACACTCTTTTCGAGACGTTCGAAATCAGCCACAGTTCATGGTTGGCAAACATTCTGCTGGTGGATTCCGACCGCGGACTGTCCACCCCGCAGGGCGATTTTCAACCAATGACGATCAAAGCCAGCCTTCCCGAGACCGAGAGTTCTGTCCGGGGGCAAATGAAGCTAACTATCAATTGTCTGCCGAAGGCGTACCGGGACAAAATTTATGCGGCGGCTCAAGAGGCGGACCCGATTTATGTCAAATATCGGCAGTACACCGGCCCGGACGTGGCACCGGACGCGGAATTGCCGGTCTCTTTGTCCGTGTCGTCGGTCGAGTTCGAGGGGGATTTCGAAACAGTGATTACGTGCCTTTATCCCGATCTGGTGAACATCCCACTCTGCAGGCGGATCATGACCACGACGGCGTTGCCTGGGGGGCGGGTGTGAGCCATTGGGCGGCGAAATACATCGGCCGGCCGTGGACGCCGGAGTGTAACTGCTATGAGTGGTTCCGAAGGATCACCCGTGAGCAGTTCGGGCTGGAGCTGCCGGCTATCAATTTGCCACCGGACCACATGACCCGACGGGCGGCGCGGATTATGAACACCGGCACCGACGATCTGTTCGGCTATCGGCCGACCGACACGCCGGCCGAGGGCGACGCGGTGTTTCTGTCCGGCAACGGCCGCACGTCGCACCATATCGGTATGGTGATATTCTCCGGCCGCAGAATGATGGTTCTGCATGCGCTGGATGGTATCGGGGTGGTGGCCAGCGACAGGCCGGGCCTACGAGCAAACGGCCTGACGATTAAGGGATTTTGGACCCATGAGAATACTGCACAGCACGAACCCGCTTAACCCGACGGACGCGACCGCCTACGAAGTGCCAGCCGGCATCACTCCCAACCAGGCCATTACTGAGTGCGGGCTGTCGTTCGTCCGGCCGGTGGTTCTGGTTGTGAACGGTGAGGCTTGGGGCCGGGCGCAGTGGAACAGCCCGCTTCCATCCGGCGCGCTGACTGTTTTTGTCGAGATTCCGCAGGGAATGGCGGCGTTTTGTATCATCATGGTAGTGCTGGCTGTCGGAATGTTTCTTTACGCCACCACCCTGGCTCCGGACGGCACAGCCGAAACCAGCACGCCGGATTCCATTTACTCCTTTTCCACCGGAAGCAATCGGCTTCGGATCGGTGAGCCGTTCGCGGAATCGTTCGGGCGGCAACAGATATTCCCCGACCTGGCGCAGCAATCCCATATCCAGAACATCGACAACGATCAATACCTGCACTTTCTTGGCATTTTGGGGGTCGGTGAATACGACGTCGAGGGCGTGTACGTTGAGAATACGCCGTTAACCGATTATGCAGACAGTGAATACAATATCCTGCCGCCGGGCACGGCACCGACGTTGATCCCGAACGTGGTATGGACCTGCAACGAGGTATCCAATCAGGAACTGTCCACGGACTGGATCACCTATACCGTCTCTGCGGTTGACACGGCAGCGTATCACTTGGAATACGACATCACCTTTGCCAGCGGATTGGTCAAGTACAACAAGGAAGGAAAGAAGCGAACGCGAAGCGTTACCGTCCAGGTCGAGGCCCGCACCGTAGATGAAACCGGCGCGGCCACGTCGGACTGGACGACGTTGGACAGCAAAACATTCTCTGCCAGAAGCAAGGATCCTCTGCGCTATTCCCGTAAACTGCCCGCACCTCTTGGTGCGGGTCGGTATCAGGTGCGAGTGCGGCGCACCACCGAAGCCAGCGACAGCAGCCGGGTCATGGACAAGACAACGTTATCCGGCCTGCGAGCCTACGGCGGCACACATCCCGACTATGGCGACGTGACGATGATCGAGGCCAAAATCAAGGCCAGCGACCAGCTCAAGGGCGACGCCGGATCACAGATCAATGTTGTGGCAACGAGAAAGCTCTACCCGGTGACCGCCTCCGGATTCGGCGGGACGCTGACCGCGACACGCAACATTGCCGACGCCTGTGCCTATATGGTGACAGCAGATAACGGCGGCCGGCAGGCTGATTCCGTGGTGGATTTTGAAAGCCTGTACGATCTGCGTACCATCTGGGAGAGTAACGAGCATTGTTTTGATTGTCGGTTTACGTCTTCGACCCCCGTCATGGATGCCTGCGCCACGGCGGCTACCTGCGGGCGGGCTGTGCCCTATATGCCGGGCGGTTTGTTTTCCATCGTTCGTGACGAGATTCAGGCACTGCCGACCTGCGTGTTCAGCCGGGACAATATCAGTGGTCTGAAGATCACCTCCAGGCCCCGGACGCCGGACAGCCCGACCTGCGTCAATATGACCTATGTCAACCCCGACACTTGGGAAGAGGAGGTGGTTACTTGCCTCGATCTGGGCGGCAGCGAGGACAATCCAAGCGAAGTAACGCTGGATGGTTGTCTGAGCCGCCAGCAGGCGTATGAAATGGGGATGTATCTGTATTGGCAGGACCGGCTGGAGCGGGTAACCGTCGATTTTACCACGGGGCTGATCGGGCACATCCCGAGCCTGCTGTCGAAAATCTTGGTGCCTAACACCATGATCGACTGGGGCCAGGACGGGCTGGTGATGGCTGTCGAGCCGGGCTTGATCTGGCTGTCGGAGCCGGTTGATTTCGGCGGTGCGGAGGAGGGCGCCCTGTATATCAGCTTGCCTGACGGCAGCAGCGGCGGCCCGTATACCGTGACGCCGACCGATTGCGCGCATTGTGTCGCGGGGACAATTCCCGACCTGCGAAACATGAAAGAAGACGATCTGCGGGCCGCACGCTACGTGTTTGGCCCGGCTGAGCAGGATCCCATGTTCGTGCGTGTCGGCAAAATTCAACCGTCCGGCCGGGACAAGATCAAAATTACCGGCACCGTGATCAACGACGACGTTTATGACGACCCTGGAACCGCCCCGGCGGTCGGGTCGGTGGTTGGCACCTTGGCGCTGCTGGCCGGCATCTCCCTGGCATATACCGGCGAGAGCGGCGGCGATCATGCCTTTATGGTGTCGTGGACAGGTTCAGCCGCCAAGGTCAAAATAGAGCTGGACGAGGGCAGCGGCTACGCGACGCTGGAAGATAACTACTCCAGCCATTCCAAGGCATTTACCACCACGGCGGACAGCATCACGGTTCAGGTCACACCTTATGACGGTGAGACGTTGGAAACTGGTGATGCCACGACGGAGAGTTATGCTTTCCAGGCGGCGCCGACCGGCCTGGCCGTGGTCGCCGATGATACCGGGATCAGTGTTTCCTGGGACGCCCACAGCGGGGCGACCAGCTACGATGTATCGATCGAGATTGACGGCGAGGAGGTCCTGGGCACCGACACTGACGAAACATCGGCGACCGTCACCATGCAGCAAATGGAGCTGGAGGGCGGGCCGTGGGATTCGTTTACCGTTTGTCTGTCGGCCAACACGGCGGACGGGCCGACGGCTCAGGCATCGCAGGCGGTCAATGTGGGGGCATTGGCCGCGCCGGCAACGGTGGACTTGCAGGCCAGGCTGGCGAACGGCGTCAGCCTGTCGTGGGACGAGGTGACCAATGCCGCCGGGTATGTCGTTTGCTACGACGATGCCGACAGCGAGTTTACGCCAGCAGCGGGCAACGTTGTCTATCGGGGCCAGCAGCCGGCGGCGACCATTGGTGGATTGACCATGGCTGGTAGTTATACCCACCATTTCAAGGTGGCGGCGCTCAGCGGTTACGGTGATGAGATCGAGGCCCTGAATTTTACCGGCGACCTCGAGGTAACGCCGGCGACCGACGACGTATCAATCCACACGGTGACCGGCACCGGAACCTTCGACGGACCGACCGGCGGCAGCAGCTACACCTACCAACTGACCGGCACGGCCAGCGGCGACGGCGTGACGGTCACGGCCGACCTGACCGGCGGCGGATCGGGCAGCGCCTGGTGCTCCGGCGACGGACAGGGAGGAGCGACAACGGCAAGCCTGACGGCGCTGTCCTCCGGGACCGGAAACAGTTGCACGGTGACGATTTCGGGAGGGACGTTCAGCGGAACACTGATGATGACGCGGGCCGGCTGATAGGACGATGGCATTGCCAGGAGCCGACCCGACCGAAACGCGGCGGCTAAGATCAACGCTTGCTTTTGAGCGCGTTAAGCCGTGCCCACGCCTGCGGAAATCCGGCAAGATCAACGTGCATATCATGCGCGCCCTCCGGCCATGAGTGATAGCGGGCGCGGACCACCCGGCCGGTCAGCATCTGGTCAACGATAGCGGCGCTGTCGCCATCGCCGGACAGGGGCTTGTGGTCATCTACCCGGACCAGCCAGCCGCGCCCCGGATAGGTGTGGTAGCCGACCGACATGTGGGGGCCGCTATCGTCGAAAAACATGACCTTGAACGGAGTGTCCCGGCTCCCGTAAGGCTTGCCGTGGTGATTCATCGACCGGCCGAACGTACCGGCAAAACAGGTGCGCATGCCCGTCACGCTGTCGGTGTTGCAGCGCACGGACCAGTTATCGCTATTACTGGCGGCCAAAGCAGAGGGCACGGAAAGCAGCGAAACGAGCAGGCCAACAAACAGGCTTTTCACGAGATCGATTCCTTTCGTCAAAGGGGTTGATCTTTTTTTATACCCGAATCGGGCCGGCGGCATTGTGATGCCGGTCACATTTTAGGAAAGGAGGTGATCGGATGGGAATAGCAGAGATCAGCGCCTATGCATCTTTGGCTTTATTGATAGGGTCCGAAGTGTTGGCCGTGTGCCCGAAGCTCAAAAGCAACAGCTGGATGCAGCTGGCCGGTAACGTCTTGAAGAAAGTAGCGGGCAAATCGTGACGAAAAATCATATCAAATATCGCAAGGGCTACAAATATCAGCTTGCCGAAGATTACAGCGTGCAGACAGACATTCGGCCTGCGTCGCGGATAGAAACGCGCTACATAATCTTAACGCCTGACGGCTGGTTGACGATCTGCGCCGGCTATGCCTGGGACGGGGCCAGCGGTCCGACGTGGGACGACGATAGCAATATGCGGGGGTCTGTCGGGCACGATGCGCTTTATCAGCTGATTCGCGTAGGGCTGTTGTCTGCAGACCACAAACGCGCGGCGGATGAGTTGCTGCGCCGGTGGTGCATCGAGGACGGCATGTGGTCCGTGCGCGCTGATGCGTGGTTCTGGGCGGTTGACCGTTTCGGCGGCGCGAACGTCAAGCCGAGCAGCG